CGCCTCGGATCGAATCGGACCTTCAGCACCCCGTTCCCAAATTTGAGAATGTCGGCGAAGAGATCATAGACGAGGAGATCGAAGTCGTTCGCCTCGGTGATCCGGTCTAATACGGGCTGGTTGTCTGCGAAAAGGCGGCACGGGCTCGCCAGGTCGCATATAAGCGTGGTCGATCGCTTGAGCCAGTTCGCCGTTATCTGGTCCAGGTCGTCATCTAACGCCGTGAGCCCCGGAAATGCTAGATCGTGGTCGCCTTCGTAAAGCAGCGTGCAGCGATCGTACCTGTTGATTCTCGCCGCCTCGTCGGTCGGAGGCCAACGCCGCCCCGGTTCCAAGAATGAAAAGTTTGTAAGTGTCAAGCTGTTGCCCCCACTCCCTTCTTGAAAATGAAATTAGCAGGATAACGTAAGGCGTCTATTAGGTCGTCCGATTCTTTGATCGGCTTGTCCTCGCCCCGCTCGGTCGCCTTCGGGTCCCATCGATAGCCTTCTAGCTCCTCTATGAGTCTCGGACATGACGCCGTGATCTTCAGGTTCCCGGTACTGAGGGCCGAAGAGATCCGGCCTATCGAGTCCAGGACCGCGTTGTCGGCCCCCCTCACCCTCTGCACGCCGTCGGCTCGGAGTTGGTTGATTAGGGCCTTCGCTGATGGGTCAATCAGTATCGCCGAGGGGAACTTTCCGCCTAAGAAGCCCTGGAGGTCCTGGGAGAGCCTGGCGTTCGTCCGATCCGACTCCCTGTACTCGCCGAAAGCGTACCAGGTAGCGCCCCACTTCCCCAGCTTCAAGAAGGCGGTGGGGTGGGTCTGGCCGTAATCTATCCCGACGACAAGCGCCTTCATCTGGCCCTCTGGCGGGCTTCGGACGACGTGAAGATCCCGGTTGAAATGAGGGAAGACAGCCCCCTCGGCCATGACCCACCGGCCCTCGATATACCGCTGAAAGAACAGGCTGGAAGGCGGGCCGAACTGGCGCTTCAGCTCCTCGACGTAAGCCGCCGGAAGGTGAGGGTTGTCCTCGAGATGGAACCACCAGCTCTTTAAATCGAGTTCGCCCTCTCGGTCAAGCCATTTCTTGCGTAAGTAGTGGCCCGGCCCGGCGGGATTCGTAGTCAGGAAGAGCTGAGCCCCTTCTTCGCTGAGCCTCGATATCAGCATGTTAAAGAAGGACTCGGGACATAGGCTCCCTTCATCGACATAAGCAGAATGTAGCGTAAGACCGGCGATCTTCGTATATGCCGCCTCGTCGTTGGCCCCCTCGCAGAGGATAGGCCGCCCGTAGATGGTGGCGACCTTCAAGGACCGCCTGTAGTCGAAGTTTCCGGCCCCCACCATCGCACCTATAGGCTGCAGGACGTTTCTCTCCAGGCTCGAAAGGGTCTTTCCCGTCATTAACAAATTAACCCCCTCAGGAGCCTCCAGGACGGTCCTGAGCCATCTCACGTTTGCCCCGACGGTCTTCGCTGATCTGACCGCGCCGTGTGCGAGATTTACCCGGGCATCAGAATGAAGGCAGAAGTCCCTCTGCTTTCCAACAGGAACCTGGAAGCTCACCGGCTCCGCCTCCTCAGATTCGAGCCGGCCTCCATCTCCTCGGGTTTTGTGGATTGGCCGCCTGTGGCAAACTCTGCCACAAGCTGCCCCTTCATCTCCCTGATCCTGGCGAGAGTCTTTCCCAGCTCCCAGAGCTGTACGTCGGCCCGGACCTCCAGCTCTTGGAGTTCCTGGTCCTGGATGAGATCGGCCAACGTCTTCAAGGGGTCGCCTCCTCTCTCATCCGCTTGAATAGCTCGGCGATCTCCCCGCCCCTCGTCGTCGGGTCGGTGGACTCTTCCAGCCGCCGCTTATCGATCCCGATCGCTATCGCTGTTGCAAGTGGTTGGAGATCCCGAGGATGATCGCATGACTTTAGAAGGTCGCGGGCTTTGTCAAGCAGCTCGCCTATAAGCTCTATCCTCGCCGCCGAATCGTAGCACGACCGGATTAGATTAGCTTTTTTATTTTGGGCACGCCCAACCAGATCTAGATTATTTCTTGCGGCGACGTTCGTAATGGTCCCTTTCGATCTCTGGAACTCTTCGGCTACCTGGCGGGTCGTTTTCCCCGACTCCAGGGCTTCGAGGATCGCTTTCTCCTCATCCTCACCGACAGGGCCACCTTTACTCATCTAGCAGCCCTCCATAAGAGGGAATGGAGCGGCCCTGGCGAGGGGCCGCTTTTTGCTGATGGGGCTCGGAGGAAGCAAGCCCCGGACCATCGTGAGGGGGGAGAGATGGGGGCGGGTCATATGGAGGGAGAGCGGTAGTATACGTTGGCCCGCCCCCGAATTTTAGTAAATTCGCCACGCTTCACGGCTCGATTAAGCACGTTTTCGAGAGATTTTCGAGGAGTTGGGCCGAATCTGGCGTTCACCCTCTCGGAGATCTCCGCAATCGTGAAGTCGTCGCCCGGTTGCGTGACGTATAAAATCATCTGTAGATTGCTCAAATACCCTCCCCCATTAGGAGAAGTATCTCTCCCTATAAATAGCTTGGTGGTTTTGGTGAGGGTTTGGGTCAAGCTCCCACCTCCCGGATAACACCCCTGTCGACCAGGATCTTTGCTTGAAGGTCAGGAAGGCCCGAGATTAGGTCGTTCTTCTTCAAGGTCCATGACTTTGTCCCGTGGAGGTCTGTGAATGGCGGGATATCCTGGAGGGCGAGATATACCACCTCGGCCGGATCAAGAGTTAGGTTGTTAGCTTGTTTTTTGACCGGTAAGCCGCCGGTAAGGCCCCGACTGCTATCGGAGTAAGCAGAGTAAGCCTTTTTCGGAGAATGAGAGAGAGAAAAACTAACTCCACCGGTGAGGGGTTCGGTAAGGTCTTTTCTTACTATATACTTACTATACTTACTACTATACGTAGTAACTCCCTTGCTATCGGTTTTTGAGTTAGCTTCGGAGCTAACTCCATCCTTACAGTTAGGTTTCAACCTAACGACCGCATCAAAGCCTGCTAAACGGTCATAGGAGTTTAGTTGGTAGACTTGGTACGACCTGCTCTCAAAATCCGAAAGGCGACGGGTCACAGGCACTATGTCAAACCCTGGGAGCTTCTGCATGAGCCCGCCGTCGCCCTTTTGGCCCCTCGCAACCTGCGAAACCCTAGCCGGGCTCACCTTCAGCCTCTCGGACAGCTCTTGTCTTGTGAGCCCCTCAGGATGAGCAACCAACAGCTCGGCAAACTGGCGCTCTTTCGTAGTCAGTCGGTTAATTAGCTCTTGGACATCGACGTCGTCTGTGAAGAGCGCCCTCGCACACTCAAAATCCTCTTCATTCGCCAGATAATAGCCCTCGTCATCCATCTCCCTCTGGAAACAGTGAAGGGCCGTGATCCCGATTAAAATGTCCATGAAAATGGAAGGGTTCCGTCTATTCGACGTGTCCAGCCACTCTATCCTGTCAGCAAAGGGGACCCGTACCTTAATCTCATCGAGAGCCCGAAGCTGGCGAAACATCTCACGACATAGAAGGACCGTCTCGTCTTCGAAGAGCTCAGGCAGCCCCTCGCCATACGTGCTAATAGTGTACGCGTTCACCTTCGCTGTGAGGGCCTCGAATCCACCGACGTGACGCACCAGGTCATCTCTTTACCTATTTCGAGGGTCACCCCCTCTTGACGCTTGACCGTCCGATGAAGATATGGACGGTGGAAGTTGCTTGAGGTCACCTTCATAATGGTATCGAGATCTTCGCTTGGCACGTAGTCGTCCAGGACAATGAAGAGCTTGTCACCTAGCATGTGGTACGCCAGCGCCTTCGGCGTCAGGCCGCCCGCTACGTAAGCATCGCTAGGGAGATGGTGAAGGAAGACTTTCAAGCACCACGTCTTCCCAGACCCTGACTCGCCGCTAAGTTTTGGGTGTAATCCCCGGCTGGAGGGGACCATCTGGACCATCTCGCAGCAAACCAGCTTACGAGTAGCGCTTCGGGCTCCGAGAACAAACCTCTCGCAGCTGTCGGTAATTAGATCGAGAGGCTTACCCTCTCGGAGGATTAGGGAAGCAAGGTCTTTCAGCTCATCGGGGACCTCTTCACCCTTGCCCTCCGTGGAGGCCTCCGCTTTGACCTTGCAGGCACCAGGCTCGCAAAACTCGGCGACCGAAGGCGAGAGCTTCTTTGCCCTGTCACAGGAAAAAGAGAGATCGCCCTCAGCAACCTCTGAAATAATGCCCTCTGCATCCTCCCGAGATATGGGCGCTCGGCACTTCTCCGACGCCCATCTTACCAGGTTATCGAGGTGGTCGCCCATGGGTAGGGCCACATCCCCATCGAGGAACGACGTGAACGGGTCCGCACTGGACCCTTTTCCCTTGTAGTTTGCGTTGACGATTTCTTTTTGCCAAAGAGCCAAAACCTTGAGGGCCTCGACCGTGTCACCATGCACCGCCCCGTCGGACTCCAGGGCAGCGATACACGGCGGTCGCTTCGCATCGATCCCGAAGCATATTTTAACATACGGCTTAGACTCGCCTTGCGCGACTGTTGCCGGTGGGGTCATATCGCCACCCCACGACGCGTTTTGCTCTCAGATCGCGCTTTTTGCCCGGCGATTATCCCCCCCTCCTCCTCCACCTCATCGATGAGAGCCTCGACCTCCTCAACAAGAAAATGGAGATCGAGCAAAACGGCGTCTAGCCGCTCCGCTAATCCAATCAAGTTCATTCTCCCCCCCCCACTCAATTAAATTAATTGCTTAGTCTTCGGCAAGATACGCAGCTAGCTCGTCCGACTTACCCATGATTTCGGCCATCTTCGCCGACACTTCGTCGGTTACATCGGCCCCCAGCTTCCTCTCAACTTTTTTGAGCCACATAGCAGGAGCGGCCCCGTGGAAAAAAGCATCAGTCGCCACCTGGTGAGGCTTTGCGATCCCCTTCTCTACGAGGAACCTCGCAAAAAATTCCCGGGCTTCTCGGTCACGGCGCCGCGAATCCATGTAAGCATGGTGGCTTTTCAATCCCTCCTCACAGAAGGCGCGGATGAGGTCGCTTCGCGTTGCGCCGATCTCCGTGGCGGCGGCATCCAGCTCTTCGACGAACTTGTCGTCCATTCGCACGTTGAACGTTTTCATCACATTCCAAGTGTACCACTTGGCTATAAATACCTTTCGGTGCGCGTTTACTCGTTTTTCGGTGAGTGGTGTACATTAATAGCGCGCAGGAAAGCTTATAGCGCATAGCGCCCTTTAAAAATCCAACCGACCTCAGGCCCGTATCTATCCGGTGCCGAGGATCGGCCCCCAACGGGCCCGTAGGCCGGTGTCTCCAACTCCGCCTAGCGGGCCACCTTTTGTATTTGACAAGTCAAATGGCTTAAGTAGGAAGCCATTCGATCCTCTTTCGGCATCCTTTCGTGGATGACTAAATCTGAAGAGGTGGAAGCCTCCTCAGATACCGACGGAGTAGAGGCCGTTGGTAGGGCTTAGGCAGATCGTGGCCGGTCCGGTCCACCGGCCACGATCTGCCTTTCGGATTTTTTGAAGTAATCACCACAAAATGACCACTTTCCCATAGCCAAATATTCAAGAAGTAACCCCCCTCAGCCAGGGGGCCCGCCCCCCCTCGGATGCAAACACGCCAAAAACGTATACTATAGGAATACACAAATCTCGTCGCCTTCACCCATACTTCACGGGCTGGAAAAGATCTTATCGGGAGGATGCCGTCCGCCGGTGGCGGTTTTGCGCATAGCGATTTTAGAAGAGTCATAAGAAAAAAAAGAAAGGAGCTTTATAAACCCTCGCCGGGCAATACCGGTTCGACACTTCAAGAAGATTCTCCGTCACTTCTTCAGTTGGTGCCGTCGCGCAACGTCCACCTACTCCACCACCTCGGTCGCCACCTCTCGGAGGTCGTCGGGTATCTCGTGGTCGTTCAGCGCCAGCCACGCCCGGACATCGTCGCCGTGGTCTTCCATCAGCTTATCGAGGATCAGAAAAACCTGGGAGCGGGAAAGCCGCACGCCTACCACCCCGCCGCCGCACATATCTTTTGCGCTCTCTCATCGAGACGCCGCCAGGCCTCCAGCTCAAAATACGTCTCTGGATACGTCGCCTGTATGCGGTCTTGTCGCCGGTGAATGTCGGCGAGGATCACCGCCTCCTCTTCGGGGGGCAACGGCTTGACGCCCCGCTTGTGGAGAGCCGCCGCCAGCGCCTTCTGGTGCTTACAGAGGGTCCCGGTCCCGGCCTTCCTAAACCTGTAATCAGGGCAACTGCATTCATTAAGCGTAGTCATCCAGTAGCCGCGCCCCTTGGAATCCGCAAAAAAGCCCGTCGTCTCGGAGAAGCCCCGGGTCAAGATCACCGTCGCGGGGATCTTCTCGCCGTCGAAGCCTTCCAGCCTCGCCAGGTATTCGACGCCAGCCGCCGCATGGAGCCCGTCGGGGAGATCCCCCGCCGCGCCCTTCGGGTCTGCTATGGCTTGCATTATAACTCACCGATACCAATTAT